CCAGTCCTGTGCCGCCAGGTAGGGTGTCTACACTGGAACCACGTCCGTCTGCTGTTTGTGGGAAAAAGTAATCTTCGTTGATACTCAATGGATTGTAACTGGCATCCATCAAGTTTGCGCCGCCGCCATTTACAGTGGGAATTCTGCGCTGGTGCATTTCGTTTTTAACACGTTCCACAAAGGCCATGGCCATGTGGCTGGGCATGTTGCCCACGTCAATTTTAAACACTCTACGTTCTGGAGCACGGCTCACACGATAGATCAGCACAGAGTCTTCCAGCAGTTCTTTTTGTTTGTAAACTTTGAAAATGTTTTCCAGGATACTTTGTCCAAATGGCCAAAAGTAGTCCAAGCCTTCATTCAAACTCAAATGCACCACGTGCTTGGCATCAATACAGGTTTCGTTCATGGCCTGGGCAAATCTACTGTTGCCCACAGTGCCGCCGGCACCGCCACCAGATCCGCCGCTGGGACTTGAGTAGTTGGTCTGTCCTGTACTACCTGTTGATCGGCTCACATAGTAGTCGCTGGTGGTTTTTTGTGCAATGCTTAGGTTTTGAAAGTTGGGGTTGATGTCACGAATAATGTACTGCTCAGGACGCTTGCCTTCTGACTCATTCACAATGACTCTGCTGACCTTGACCATGTCAACCCAGTACATTTCAAATGTTTCTGGATCACGCACAAACACCTGATCGCCATACTTGATGGTGTTACGGAACAGTTTGAACATGCGCTGATCCAACTTGTTCAGCTTGGTCCACTGTTGCAGTTGTTTTTTAATAATTTCTACTTCGTGATCAGTGGGAGTGTCTTTGAATGTGATATCAAACGGTGTGTTGTTATCATCATTGTTCTGTGTGCTAAACTCTGCAATGATGTCCAAACATGCATTGACTTCCGAATCAAGATCCATGTTTTCATACTGATTATAACGCTCAATACGATTGGGGTGTCCAGAATACACTTCAGGCAGTCTGCTGGCATAGTTACGAAATGCAAAATCATTTCCAGTTCCGGTGTTGCCAGTGTAACCGGTTTGGCGATCGTAGCCGGGTATGCCTGCTTGATAACGCCCAGAAATTGGACTCAATTGGCCGTTGGCGTCACCTGCGGCCACTTTGAAATACTTGAGCCAACCGCGCTTACGACCATTTTCTGTTTCAGCCATTTACATTTTCCTTTTGCATACAGCAATATTTACCGTGATCACTGTGCATACTTCAATAATTGCTCTGACACACCCACTTGAGTTTGCATTATGCGTACCATTTGGTCTAATCTATCAAGTTGTGCAGACATCATGCTCATTTGTTCTTCATTGCCAACCATTTGTACTGGTATTGTTTTGCCATCAGGCAACGGAACCACTGCTTCAGACTGCCCGGCTTCGCCTGCTAGCACTGTTGATCCGCCGGGCAAAGGAGGAACTATACCGCCATCTGCGGCCTGGAAATGCACTGGATCTTTGGGTACTTTTTGTGTCAATCCATATTTGTTAAGTGCAGTCACTGCAATCGGATCGTTGTAATTTTGAATGTCAACTGCTTCACCTCGTTCGTGCAGGCTTCGACCCGGTTTTCCAATAGGCATTCCACTGGCAGTTACACCCGTTCTGCCGGCTGCTACTGATTCATCCCAAATTCTTTGCTGGTCTGCTGGATCTCGCTTGGCACTGTTAATTGTCAACACACCACCGGTTAATTTGTTATATTCAGTTGCCGCAGAGATAACGGAATTTTTAAATGTTTCGTTTAGCCCTTCAAAATTTTGTTGGCTGCCAGATCTAGCAGTAAATTTTAATATTTTTGTTAAATCAACTTTTTCAGAGCCAGATTCTGATGCTCCGGATCCTTCTGGTGGTCGAGGACTGGGTTTTGCCGCTGCCGACAGCATTGCTTTTTGGGCGTCGGCTGTAGCATACGTACCTGCTGCCGCACCCGATGCTGCCGATGGTTTAGCCCCTGCTGATTTGGCTGCTGTTGGTGCTGCCGCACCCGATGCCGCCGCAGGCTTGGCTGCCGCACCCGATGCTGCCGCAGGCTTGGCTGCTGTTGGTGCTGCCGCACCCGATGCCGCCGCTGGTGCTGCCGCTGGTGCTGCCGCTGGTGCCGCATCACGTGGTTTAATCGGAACGCCCATTTGTCGTGCTAATTTTTCAAAGCCCGTGATAACACTTTCGGTAGCAGATGCTGCTCCCTTCATGGCAGTAGAAACTGGACCAATCCCGTCATTGAGTAAATCTTGCAAACTGTCACGTGATGCACGGTTTTTAATGTTGGTATCAACTATATCTTTGGTATTTTGATCTGTGATTTGTTGTTCTTTAAGAGCCAGTGCTTCGCGTTCTTCAAGTGTACCGGCTTCGAACTGCGCCGTTAACTTCATTTGCTCGGTGTACTTGATATAGCTCGAATCGTTGATGCCCATTTTTGCCATTTGTTGGGCATTCTTTTGGCCAGCTTTTAGATCCCGTAACATTGCGTCTTGCAATTCACCGGCATTGAACATCTTTTTACCTGCTACTGCTGCTGCCTCTGGCATGGTTAACAACAACTTCTGTGCTTCAGGAGTATCCAATGTTCCCGACAGAATGTTTAAGAATCCCTTGCGTGTTTCGGGCGAAGCATCTGCCAGCATTTTTTGTGATCTTTCAACCTGCTTCAGTTGCTCTGCTGCCGCTTCATCGCCCAGTTTGGCTCGGTCTGCCAATTCTGACTTGTAGCCAGCAAAGCGTTCTTCTGCCATGGCGCTTTCTTCCAACGCCTGTTGTTTTTCTCTACTCTGGCCAGTCATTTTTGCCAGTAAGTCTGTTTCTTTAATATATTTGGCAGCTGCCTCGGCCTGCTGTTCTGAGGATAGTTTTTGTCGTGATCCTGTCAACGCTTGCATCTTTGAAAAACCAGCAATGCCTTTGTTCATTTCATCAACACTTATGCCCATGAGTTCAAACTCTCGGCTCATGCCGCTGGTTTTTAAGGACTGCGACACTGCAGCCATTTCTCCAAGTCCTTGACTCACTGTGCCACTGAAATGCGCCAACGTTGTTGAGTTTTCTCTAACAATACTCACAAACTTTTCTAGTTCGTCGGTGCCGTAGTTCATGCGTTTTAGATTGTCATAAACCCCTTGAACGCCATCGGATGCTGTGGCACCAAGTTTGGACATTTCTTGATAATTTTTGTTCAGTAAATCTGCTTGCTTGTTTACTGCCTGTGTATACTCGCCTGCGCCTTTGATCATTGTTTTAAGTGCGCCGCCCACATAAGGAATTAACCCTGCTAGATCGCCTAACATATTTGTTACGCCACCAATTGAATCATTGAATACAGATAAGCCAGTTTCGCCACCGGCCAGTTGCTTGGTCAAACCTAACGCAGAAGACCCCAGTTGCCCGAATCCTTTGGTTAGACTGGCAGTGAACCCTTTGATACCAACAGACATGTCCATCATGGCCATTTTGGTTTCATTGCTGACAGCGCCAAGACGTTTTATTTCGTCTGCCGCTCGTGCTTCGATTTCTGCTTTTTCTTCAGGGGTGTACATAGTTGCCATAACTATATTTACCTAGGAAAAAATCATGTCAAATAACCCATTAACACAATATTTTAGACAGCCGGCTGTGTATGTTAAATTGCCCAGCGGAGGAAAATACTATGCAGATGGCGCAATTGTGATGCCAGCCAACCAAGAGCTGCCAGTTTATCCAATGACAGCCATTGATGAAATTGCATACAAGACTCCCGATGCCTTGTTCAACGGCAACGCTGTGGTGAATGTTATCAAAAGTTGTGTTCCTGCGATCAAGGATCCCTGGGGCATGCCTGCCACGGATGTTGACACTATTTTGGTTGCAATACGCATGGCCAGTTACGGAACTACTATGGAAATTTCCACCACTTGTCCACACTGCAAAAATGAAGCAGACTACGGTATTGATCTACGCAACATGCTGGAAAATATGCGAGCACCTGACTATTCAAAACCTGTGACCGAAGGCGATCTTGAAATATATTTCAAACCAATGTCCTATCAAAATCTCAATGAAAACAATCAACGTCAGTTTGAAGAACAAAAAATACTACAAGTGTTGCCCGGCACTGAAATGCCCGAAGAGCAACGCATGTCTGCACTCAGTGCGGCATTGATGAAACTTACCGAAATCACTGTGAGTGCATTGGCACAAAGCATTGCCGCAGTGAAAACTCCGGGTGCATTGGTAAGCGAACCTGAATACATCGAAGACATGTTGAAGAATTGTGATCGCAGACTGTTTAGTAAAATCAGAGATCACATTATTGAAACAAAATTAAGTGCAGAAATACAACCATTGAAAATTGTGTGTGGCGAATGCACACGAGATTACCTGCAGGCCATTACACTAGACATGACAAGTTTTTTCGCGGACGCCTCCTAGTACTGGACTCTGACCAAATTTCCAACTGGGTGGAACAAATGGACAAAGAGGCAAAATCAATCAAATCCGAAGCACTAAAAATGG